TTGAAAGCTCGTCTTTTTTGACGACCTCTTGTATTCATCTTTAAGCAAAAAACTAGCGTTTTTTAATAAGGATGTTTATGTTCATAAAGGTGGTAGCCATATAGACGTAGTCGATAATGGTGTGGGTAGTCTTAACTGGTTAATTGTTGAAGATCACTGGGTTGGTGGTAATGACTAATTTGTCATAAAACTGAATTCCAAGTAAAAAGCACCCTAAGGCACATTGCGGACAATAAAAACCGACCATTTGTAGGTCGGTTTATTTCAAAACTTGAGAGTAAAAATATGCAAATGAGACTATTAGGGCTGACCTAGCTATGCCAACTTTAAGTATCAAATTTGCAAAAGAATTGATTGTTTTTACTTTGTCAGTAGCTTTTTGACTCATTTCACCAGTAACGCTTATCTTAACACCCATTCATGTCTCCAAATTACATGCCGATATAGTGGGCTGAAGCTTTCAAAATAAAGTTTACAACCATTATCAACACTACAATAAATGCAATATTCCAAAAAATTTTTACAAAACTTTCGGGTTTTAAGTTCATGGCTTCCATAGTTGCTCCTAGAAACTTCACTAAAAATTTGGTATTCTTTTCCGACATAGATTTATTTTCCTCTTGTTCATGCATTGTTCGACTGGAAACAAAAAAGCCAAGAACTGCAATTCTTGGCTTTTTGCTATTTAACGGTACGCTTTAATTAATTTTCTTTTCTTCAATAACATCAGTCATTCCCATCATTATTGAATCTGTTTCATCTATAGCATCATTAGAATCTTCTATAGTTTGTTTTTCATGAAGCATTAAATCCTGAGTCTTAATATCTGTTACACCCTTTGAAATTAAGAATGAATGATGTAAGCGCGCTAACTCTTGTTCGATTCTCCGACCAATGTTGAGGCTTCCGTANTTTCTTGAGTATGCTGAATATTTTTTGATTTCTTTGTATGGGAGTCCTTTGACTTCTGTGTAACTTTTTCCGATGCTGAGCCCAATTTCGATGAGGAGTTCGTCATCGTCTGTGAGTTCGATTTCTTTCCCAACATATTAATGCTAACCACTTCTGACCAGATAGCATCAACTAAAGCCTGATTGAATTTTTCTCGAATGTCATCCTCAGTAAATATTAAATTTCCTTTTTTGTCGCAAATGACTGATGCCAAAATTCCTGCCAAGGCTTCTTTTTTCTCCCCATAGGCTTGCATCTGCGCTACGGCGGTTTGATAACTAAATGGTAAAATGTAAGTCTCAAACTCTCGATCTTCACCATTCAACTTTACTTTAACAGCTACAAATTCTGGCTTACCAATCAATTCACCATTCTTAATTTGCTCAATACTTAATTTTTTCATTATCTCACCAAAAAGTGAGCCCCCAATTAAGGAGGCTATTTTTAAACGTCTGGAAGGAAGAAGGTCTTAGATTTGCGCTGCATGGTCACTGTACAGTTCACCAAAGTATCAGCATCAAACTTCCATACTGGCGTGGTCAAGCTTGCTTGGAAATGCCACCATGCACGACCAGCAGGAAATATCACGGTATTATCTTCAATTGTTGGCTCAATTGTTGAATCAGAAGCACCTACAATAATTTGAAGCTCTTTTTTGTCATTTGCCCAATTCACGATTTTCAAATGACTTGGATTTTTGGTATCAATATCAAAACCAAGTGAGCCATCACCCGGATCAGATAATCCTGGTACAGATGATTTTGTATCTGGTTCATCTAAACAAGTGTCATCAATTTTTCCGACTGAATCACTGCCAGGATCAAAAGTTTTTAAACAATCTAGGCGTGTCAATGTTGTGCCATCAAAGGCATAAAATCGCGAACCTTGTACTTTTTTCTTTGCCATATCTAGAGCGCTCCTCAATTTTTAGGCATAAAAAAACCTCCGTTAAGGAGGTCTAGGTTAAAAAACTTCAATAAACTATTTCAATGAATATAAAATTGCTGCCACAGAAAGCCCTACTGCGCTTAATGCAAGGAGTAAAAACGCTACTCCTTGTAACAAACCGACACGATCAGCACCTTTTGATGTCATTTTTCCATCTACCTTTAATTGTGAATTTGATGTATGCTTTTGCATATAGATTTATTTTCCTCTTTACTTCTCGGTTGAGTGGATACAAAAAACCCCGATAGCGCTAACTACCGGGGTTTTGTTTTAGGTATAAAAACCTGCCCCACCAAGTTGTGGATCAGGTAAAAATAGTTTTATTTAAAAGGGATTCAGTTATCCATTGCCATGTTTTTGAAAGCTCGTCTTTTTTGACGACCTCTTGT